AATGACAGGTACAGGTGCATTAGCTAATAGAACTTTCTTTTATGAAGAGATCACAGTCTCAGGTTCTGTCTACCCAAAATACTGTGTAGTCCACGATAAACACTTAGTAGTTGCTGGTGCAACCACAGCACTTAATACAATATACTATAGCGGCACAAGTGATATAAATAGTTTTACTTCGTCAGGTTCAGGCAGTATTGCATTAGACGATCAAGTAGTAGGAATAAAAAGTTTTCGTACTGATTTAATTATTTTTTGTAAAAATAGTATTTACAAATTATCAAATATAAATGATGCTGACACTATAGCTATTACACCTATAACAAAGAATGTAGGTTGTTTAGACGGACACAGTATTCAAGAGATAGGAGGTGATCTATTATTCTTGAGTCCTGATGGTTTTCGTTTAGTTGCAGGTACAGAAAGGATTGGTGACGTAGAGCTAGGCTCTGTTTCAAGACAGATTCAATCTGTAGTATCTACAATAGCAAAATCTATAGATGGGTTTTTTGTCAGCAGCGCAGTGTTAAGAAGTAAATCTCAATACAGGTTTTTCTATAGCGCGTCAACAGGTACTACTGCTACATCTAAAGGTTTGATTGGTACGATAACTCCCAATGGATTTGAGTGGTCTGAAACTATAGGTATTCAAGCACACGGATTTGCATCGGGTTTAGACTATTCAAATATAGAACAAATATATCATGGCGATAGCGCGGGGTATGTTTATAATCATAATACAGGTAACGATTTTAATCCCGCAGGAGTACAGACAAATATTAATGCTAGATACAAAACTCCTAATTTAGATTTTGGAGATGCTGGTACATTAAAATCTTTGCACTACACAAAAATATCTTTTACACCTGAAGGGGCAGTACAGCCTAGTTTAAAAGTTTCATATGATTTTGATTCTTTAGATAGGCCACAACCGCCTTTGTATACTTTAGATGAAATACCAACACCCGCAGTCTTTGGTGCAGGTACTCTTGGTTCTTCAGTATTTGGTGCAGCAGGCGATCCAATGGTTAGAACAGCCGTTCAAGGCAGTGGACACAATATTGCTTTTAAAATATTCAGTCAGGATACTAAAGCACCTTATTCAATAAACGGTTTCTATGTAGATTATAGACCTTCCGGTAGGAGATAACAAAAATGGCTACAAGTTATGTAAGACAAAGCAGTTTCGCAGATGGCGATACAATTACTGCTGCGTTATTTAATGATGAATTTAATCGTCTTCTAACTGCATTCTCTTATGCGTCTAGTTCAACTACTGGACACAGACATGATGGTACAGCAGGAGAAGGTGGTAACGTACACACAATAGGTGATCAAGATTTTTTAAATAAAATATTGACCACAGGTAATACTTGGGAGTTCTATGTAGAAGTCTCTAGTGCCGCAGCAAAACAGATGGTCTTGCAAGACGGAGCATTAGTACCTCACGCCGACAGCGACTTAGATTTAGGAACAAGTAGTAAATATTTTAAAGATGCTTATATAGATAGTATCACAACTACTGGAAATGTCGGAGTGGGTGGAAACCTAACTGTAACAGGAACAACTACATTTAATGGTGGTACAGTTACACTGGGTGATGCTGCTACTGATAATGTAGTTTTTGGTGCAGATGTTAATAGCTCTATTATACCTAATACAGATGACACTTATGATCTAGGTTCTGCAAGCCAACAATGGCGTAATGCATATGTTGACGGCACAGTGTTTGCAGATGTTTTAGATTTAGCAGGCACAGCAATTACTTCTACCGCTGCTGAACTTAATATTCTTGATGGTGTTACAAGTACTGCCGCTGAATTAAATATCCTTGATGGCGTAACTAGTACCGCAGCGGAACTAAATATTTTAGATGGTGTAACCAGTACCGCAGCAGAACTTAACGCTTTAGACGGAATCACAGCAGTTGTAGGGGAACTCAACGCTCTTGATATTGGCTCAACCGCAGTAGGAACGGCAGTAGCGTCTAAAGCAGTTATTTTAGATTCTAGTAAAGACTACACAGGTATACGCAACCTTACTATTTCTGGGGAACTAGACGCAGCTACCCTAGACGTTAGCGGAGCAATAGACATTGCAGGTAATTCTGTTTTAGCTTCTGTTGATGTTACAGGTTTAGCTACAGCCTCCACCTTTGAACCAGACGGCGATACTTCCGCAGGTGATAATGCTGCAATAGGTTACGCTGCCGCAGACGGTCTTGTTCTTACAGGACAAGGTAGTACAGGCGATGTAACTATTAGGAATGATGCTGACGCATTGGTCGCTCATGTACCAACAGGTACAAATGGCGTTACCTTCGCAGGTGATGTTATAGTTCCTGATGGTGATTTAATATTAGGTAGTACTGCTGTTACAAGCACCGCAGCAGAACTTAACATACTTGATGGGGTAACTAGTACAGCAGCAGAACTTAATATCCTTGACGGTGTAACTTCTACTTTCACAGAACTTAATCTTCTAGATGGTGTTACAAGCACTACAGCAGAACTTAATATTCTAGATGGTGTTACAAGCACCGCAGCAGAACTTAATATCCTAGATGGTGTCACAAGCACTGCAGCAGAACTAAATATCCTAGATGGTAAAAGTTTTCTAGACGAAGATAACTTTGCTTCTAATAGCGCAACTGGTATAGCTTCTCAACAATCTATCAAAGCTTATATAGATGGTTCTGGTAGTGGAAGCATGAGTAGTTTTATCTTAGAAGATGGTGATGGTACAGAAGTCTCTATCTCGGATGCTGAAGAAGTAAAATTTATTGGTTCAGGTATAACTATAAACTGGACAGATATAACTCCCGGCTCAGATGCTGATCCTTTTGATTTAACATTTACAGTAGACGCAGCACAGACAGGTATTACTTCTATTTATGCTACTGACTTAATAATAGGTGAAGATGCTCAAACTGCTATTGATTTTGGTACAGTAAACGAAATTGATTTTAAAGTAGATAATGCTGCAAGATTGACACTTACAACAGGAGCTTTATATCCTGTAACTAATAATCAAATTGATTTGGGTACATCCTCTCTAGAATTTAAAGATGCCTTTTTTGATGGGACAGTTACAGCAGATGCCTTTGCAGGGCCATTAACAGGCAATGTAACAGGTAATGCGTCTGGTACAGCACTAACAGTAACACAGGCTGCTCAAAGTGCCATTACAAGTGTAGGAACCTTAACAGCTTTAACAGTTGATAATGTTATTGTTAATGGCACAACAATAGGACATACTAGCGATACAGACTTACTAACATTAGCTAGTGGTATTCTAACAGTAGCTGGAGAAGTCTCAATGACTACTCTAGATATTGGAGGTACTAATGTAACTAGTACTGCTGCTGAGTTAAATATCCTTGATGGAGTTACAAGTACCGCTGCTGAACTTAACATCCTTGACGGAGTTACAAGTACCGCAGCAGAATTAAATATACTTGACGGAGTTACAAGTACCGCAGCAGAACTTAATTATTCAGACGGTGTTACTTCTGCAATACAAACGCAAATAAACACTAAAGCATCAACAGGCAAAGCTATTGCAATGGCTATAGTCTTCGGGGGTTAAAAGAATGAGCGCACCAAATATAGTAAACGTAGCAACAATCACAGGTAAGACCGCAGTTCAAGCTATTGGTACGTCAGCAACAGCGATAGTCACAAACGCTGCTGATAGCGGTAAAGTCTTTAAAATAAATTCCTTATATGTCTCTAATGTCGATGGCACGAATAACGCAGCAATTAACGTTGATCTTTACAGAAGCTCAACTGCTTATCATATTGCCAAAACAGTTACGGTTCCTGCTGACGCAACACTAGATGTTATTTCAAAAGCTGTTTACTTACAAGAAGGTGATATACTCCGGTTGACAGCCAATGCTGCATCAGACTTAGAAGCTGTTTGTTCTTATGAAGAGATAAGCTAAAATGGCACAATTTCCATCAGCCTCATCTGCCTATGGAATATGGTCCCTGAGAAGACAACGCAACGCTCAGAAGGGTGATAATTGGCCTACTATGCCCGTTGATCTCACTGCAAACTACTTAGTTATTGCAGGTGGAGGAGGCGGCGGTGGGCCAAGCAGAGGCGGTGGCGGTGGCGCGGGAGGCTATAGGAATTCCTACTCCAGTGAAACATCTGGTGGCGGCGGCAGTTCTGAATCCGCAGTAACTTTAGAAGTTGGTATAACCTATACAGTGACTGTGGGCGGAGGTGGTGCAGCGGCTCCGGGTGGTTCAGCTACTGGCACTAACGGTGGTAACTCTGTTATTTCTGGTACTGGCCTTACAACCATTACTTCTTTAGGCGGCGGTGCCGGCTCTGACGATGACACAGATGCTTTAGGTGGCGGTTCTGGAGGTGGCTCTGGAGGAGGGGGTAATAACGCAGCCGACGGTGGAGCAGGAACAGCTAATCAAGGCTATGATGGAGGGTCTTCAGCAACAGCCAATGTTGGTAATCCGGGGACAGGCGGAGGTGGTGCTGGAGGTGACGGAGAACGTAATAGCGGCTCTTATGACGCAGGTCAAGGTGGAGCAGGATTAGCTTCAAGCATTACTGGTTCAAGCATCACTAGGGCATCAGGAGGAAGTGGAGCATCTAACAGCGGCAACACGACTCCTGCTCTTGCCGGAGGTGGTGGTGCGGGAGGAAACTCTGGAACCGCTGGAACCGCTAATACGGGCGGCGGTGGTGGTGGATCAGACGATGGCGGCGCAGGTGCTGGTGGTTCTGGTGTTGTCATTATCCGACTTACGGATGGCGCAGCATCTTCTACTACCGGCTCACCTGCAATAACCACAAGCGGAGATGATTCTATTTATAAATTTACAGGTTCTGGGAGTATTACAATATAATGCCTTATCCTACAAAACTTGATCCAACTGCCCCAGCATTAGACTCTGCAAAAAGCGTTTGGTCTTTAAAAGAGCAAAATATAGCCAAAGGGGGTGGCAACTGGCCCGTAGTTATTTTTAATGTAGATTGGTTAGTTATTGCTGGCGGTGGTTCTGGCGGTTTTGACGGTGGAGGAGGAGGCGGTGCTGGAGGATTAATTACTGCTACCACTCAAACATTGGTTTTTGGCGCTACATATACCGTAACTGTTGGCGCTGGCGGAGCAGCAGTAACCTCAACAAACCAAACAGCTAGTGGCGCTAACAGTGTTTTTAGCGGCTCTGGAATAACAACCCAAACAGCTGTAGGCGGTGGAGGTGGTGGATCGGCTGGTTCTGTAGCTGGAGTGTCTGGCGGTTCTGGTGGCGGTGGACGAAGTGGCGGTGCGGCTGCGGGTGGCGGTAGTACTTCTGGTCAAGGCAATGACGGTGGTGCCGCTACAGAAAACGACGTAGGTGGTGGAGGTGGTGGCGCTGGAGGCGGTGGCGCTGGAGCTGCGGGAGACGATAGTACAAACGGAAATGTAGCTGCGGGTGGTGTTGGCTTGGCAAATTCTATAACTGGGTCTAGTGTATATTACGCTGGTGGCGGAGGCAGTGGACACGATAGCGATGGTTCTTTAGGAGATGGTGGTAATGGAGGTGGTGGAAATGGCGGAAACAGCAATGTTGCTGCCGAGGCCGGAGCAGCAAACACAGGCGGCGGCGGCGGTGGTGGGAGAGGTGATGGCTCAGGCGCGGGCGGCTCTGGCGTTGTAATTATTAGAGCGCCTAGCACAGCGTCTTCTACTACCGGCTCGCCTACAGTAACCACAAGCGGAGCGTATACTATTTATAAATTTACAGGTTCTGGGAGTATCACAGTATAATGGCACATTTTGCAGAAATTGGATTAAACAATCAGGTTGTTGGAGTAATTGTTGTACATAACAACGAACTTCTTAATGAGAATGGCGTTGAGCAGGAGTCTTTAGGAGTTAAGTTTTGTCGCAATCTATTCGGCGGCACTTGGTTGCAGTCTAGCTATAACGGTAACATACGAAAAAACTTTGCTGGAATTAGCTTTAATTATGACACAGACAGAGATGCGTTTATTCCTCTAAAGCCTTTTAATAGCTGGCTTTTAAATGAAGAATCCTGTTTGTGGGAAGCTCCTGTTGCAATGCCAAAT